TGTGGAATTTCCCTGCAAAAAATAATGCGTAAGTCATTGATTTGCCGTGCTTTTTTGATTTTTGTACCTTTTTCCGTGTTGTGGGGGGAAAAAGTCCCCCCTCTTGGTTTTATTCGTGATTAATGGCTAACGACACAGTTTAAAGTGTCATACTTATGTCATACTTTTTTAGATGTCATTGAAGTCAGCATCAACGATGTCACCACCGAAGATTTCCTTCAGTCTCTTCTCTATATCTGAGTGCGACATGTTATCCAAGTTAGCAGTAATGTTTAGGTTCTCAGTCTTTCTTATCTTCAACCCTGCGATCTCATTCAACTCACGAATGGCTGACACTGACGCATTGAACTGTCCTTTGTTGTAAGCCTCTTCACTTATCTGCCACAACATCTTCGCAGTCTTCTCAGGAGTAATCGCATACTTATGTGCAAGCTCTGCTTTCTGCAACATGATCGCTTTAACCACTTGTGGATTGTGCTTGGCATTCATCATGCGAGTAGCAGCTGATGCAGGGAATTCATAGCCTGCTCGTCTAGCCGCTTCAGTCTGTGTGCAATTATCATTGACATAATGCCAAACGAAAGCGTTCTGCATCTCAGTCAGTTGTAACTCAGTGTCCTCTTCAAAAGCACTGGGTCTTTCAACCAATGGCTTCATCGGAGCTTTCTTCGGTCTACCTTTGTATTTGCTTGTGTTCTTTTTCTTTTCTTCAGTCATTGTCCACATCCGCCCTGACCCATTTTTCAGGTTGTATTATTTTATAATCAGCCATGGTTTCAATCACCACTCTAGCACCGCAAGGCAATATAGGTTTGTCATTGCCACCGTATCTAATCCTGCAAGGACCTAATACTTCTATCTCATTAACATAGGTATTAGTTCTGCCTTCTTTAATAGTAATCACAGGCTCATTCATGTTGTTCTTTTTGTTTGACCTGATCTTGTGTTGGTTTACATGTATATATTTTTTTGCCATAGTCACTTCCCAAACGCTATCTGATGCACGATCTT